TAAACAAGTCCTGAATTTTTAGTAAAGAAGTACCCTCGTGCCTTGTTGAGATGCTTCTGTGAGTCACCGCAATAAGGACAACGGAAGTTGTATGTACCGTCCTTTACCTTTTTAAATTTGTCTAAGCGTGCCGATACAAGATTGGCATAGTGATAATCTATCACTTAGGAAAGTTCTATTGCTTTTCTATAATACTACTGTTTGATGTGTTTGTCAACCCTGATGGTTGTCCGATGAATTTTTGTCCGATTGGACTAACCAAGAAAGATATAATAGACAGAGCACCAAAAATAGACCACATTTTCTTTTCCATGAGTCTAAGACGCTCATCGATTTTTCTGATGTCACGTTCGCACCCCTTTTTGATCTCTGTTGTTTCTCTGTTAAGATCTGTAGATAATCTGTCTATCTTTTCAAATAAAACACGGTCAATCTGATCTTGATTTTCTAACTTCTCATTATGAACCGCAAGAAGTTGTCCCATCTTTACAGAATTTTCCTGTAAAGAATCAACTACCCTTTCGAGTCTCTCTAGTATTGCTGTATTAATGTCTGACATTACCTCGTGGCGTCTTGTTCTGCTCCTGCCCTTGCTTGTTTCTTAAGTTGTGCGGTCTTCATCTGAAGTTGTTTTGCCAATTCTTGTTTCTTCAGCATCACTTTCTTCTTTTCTATAGCAATCTTCATCTGTGTTTGTTGTTGTTTCATTGCAGGGTCTGCATTCTCAGCAACATTTTTCATATGCTTCATCCGCTTATCCATAAAAAACTTCGCAGCGTTAGCAGGAAGGATTCTTTCTATACTAATGTCTCCTCTATACTGAGGCATCACTGTTAATCTAAGTTTCATCTTGAGTTCAGCAGGACTATTAGCGTAGATAATAGTATCACCGATCCCAGGAACGTTTACTTTGTATTGAAATAGTCTAGATGGTTGTGTTGGATTTTCTTTAGATTCTTTTACTTTTAATTTTTTTCTTTTCTGTACCTTTTTCTTAAAATTTAGAACTGGATCATAACCCGCATTCGGACCTGTCGCAGCAGCACTGCCACTGAAACCTCCTGTACCTGCTGTCATCATTTCTTCGTTCATTAGATCTTGTCCAATTCTGCTTTAAGTGTAGGATCTACGTCAAGATTTGGCATCATCCCTATAGGATATTTATTCAAATAAAGAAGTAGAGTCTTGAGCAAACACCAATATTCCCTTTCAAATTTAAAAAAGAGCAGGGGTGTTGCTGCTTCGCCAAATACATTATAAAGTATGATGAGGTGATTCAAGATCAAAGGGATCCTTAGTGGACCCCCTCTCAAGTATCTTTTCAATAACCGTTTCAAGTATTTGAAACGTTTTATATCTTCATCAAAATCCTCTCGTGTAACACAGTGGGGATTTTCATAATGTTTGATGGCGAAAAGAATGTAGTTAGACTCATTCAATTCGTCAAATTTCATTTAGTTATTAACTGCTGAAGGTTAGTGTTGCTGCACCGTTTGAGATGATCTCTTCTGTACCACCTGCTGAGTTGATCTTCACTCTGTACTTGTAACCATCAAGAGTGTCTCCACCCAATGCTGAGTATGCAAGTGTTGCAGTTGTGAAGTCTGCGTATGTGATACCAGTGTCAAGTCCACCTGCTCCACCAACAATGTCAACCCAACGAGTAGTTGCATTTGCTGTCTGTCTCTGCCATTTGTATGTAAGAGTTCCAGGTGTTCCAGTTGTACTGGTGCTGACTGCGAATGTACCTGCTCCAGAGGAGGAAGTAGAGTTTGCAGGTTGAGAACTGATAGTAACTGCGGATGCTGCGTCTGCTACAACTGTATCGTCTGTGTCGTCACCAGATGCTCCTGCTGCAGAATGAATAACTGCTAGACACTCAGACTTATGTCTGGTGTTACCATTGTGATCGGTGAAGGTACGATACTGCCACCATCCTGGTCCAGTGATTCCTCTTGATTTATTTTCTGCAAGTGCTGCTTCAGTAGTGTCAACGAAGACCAACTCATAAGAGTTAGTGTCGCCACCTTTGATAACAAATTCTGCTACTGCACGAGGAGGTGTTCTTCGTACTGCGTTTGCTGCAGTAATTGTTGCAGTGCTTCCTGCGTATGTAGTGTGTAATTCTAATGCAGTTGCACTAGTTCTTTGTTTGACGATATATGCAACGCCACCGAGTTCCAATACATCACCTACTTCAACCAAATTGTCGGAGGCGTCTGTAAAGTCTCCCGAAGTTGTGACAGTAGCATCAGCGTTGGTAACTCCAACGTTGGTGCCCATTGCCTTGGCGTCAAGTATTCCGTAGATTGCCATGGTACTCCAGTAAAGATCTTTCCTATTCTTTATTTAGGTGTTTATCAACCTCTAGTGACTAGAGACTCTTTTACTTTTTCAAAAAGTTTGTCGTCTGCATCAGTTTTAGTCAGTTTAACTGCCTTGCCAATGATGAGTAAACAGATGTCGATAAGTTTTTCGCCAAGTTCTGCATCATCAGGAATCTTAGCGACTGCTGAATCAACTACTTTATAAGCGAGGGGTAATAGAAAACCTAACATGATTTAATTTTTAGAAACTACAATATATAGGCTTCTAATCGTAGGTCTTCTTACCGTCCTTCATATACCCCGAACCCTTCTTATCGTAGAATCTTACACCCTTCTTTCTAGTGACAGAATATAAGTTATCTTTCTTGTCTTTCATATTTTTTAGAACCTCTTTGTATGATTTACCATATTTCATACGAGCGTCACGTTCTTTGTGCTCTCTATCTTGTTTAAGATGTGTTAGTTCTTCTTTGCGTAACATACCATCTCCTCCTACAGTCATACCTTTAGGCATGGGTTTACACTTTTTATCATCAAAACAATAATACTGCCCCTGAGGGCAGTTATTGGTTAAGTCAACCTTCAAGATCCGAGTCCCCTACCTTTATCGTAGTTGTCCTTACCACCATAGCGTGCCATGGTGTTAGTGTAAGACTTGACGTCCTTGAAACCTCTCTTCTTTGCATCAGATGCTGTTTGCTTTTTCTGATCTGCTGCTTTCTGGTACTTACCAGTACCTGCAGTAGACTTAGCACCCTTTACTTTTTTATCTTGTTTGCTGCCACCTTGACCGATGATTGCACCCTTACCATATTGTTTGGCAATCTGTGCTTTTACTACGTCCATGGCAGAAGGTTTTGCTCCTGGGACAGGTTTTTTAGTACCGCCCTTGTCGTAACCTTTCTCCTTCTTTAATCTAGTCGCCTCATTAAATTCACTGAATCGTATAAGTGAAGTTTCTGGATCGCGCTCTTCTTGATTGCTTTCTTCTGAAACTTCTTCTTGACTGTCATAAGCGTCGGTTGTTTGTGTAGGTGTTTTATTTAGGGGGTTTACTTCTTCAGTACTGATATCAGGACCGTCGTTTACTTCCTCCCCTTTACGTTTTGCCTCACATTTTTTACAATCACAGTCCTCACCATGATTCATACCCTTGACCTCCATCATATCCTTTTTCTTAGGATTGACGAGGATCTTAGATTTCTTTTCCGCAAGTTCTTTGAAACTTAACATAGATCACATACCTTGCTGACGCATGAACTCTTTGAATGCAGGAGAGTTAATTCCTCTCTTAGGATCTGCCATTCTCTTCTGTTTAGCACTTCTCTTGTCACTCTTCTCTTGGTCCCTCTCATACTTCTCAGGATTTCTCATTGCACGATAGTTCTCTGCAATAACATTTTCGATCTCAAAGAGTTGGAACAGACCTGACTCATATAGATGAGAGATAGTTTCATAGTCTTCACCAAGTCTCTTAGCAAGTTTGTCACTACCTTTAGATACTAATCTAGAAGTTTTACCAACTGCTTTCTTAAGACCCTTCTTAAGGAGTCTACCTACAGACCTGAGTGCACCACCTGCTGCCCTTCTAGTTTCACCACTGCTGCTGCTACCAGATGAACTACCACCTGAAGAACTGCTGCTGCTATCTGAAGAACTGCTGCTGCTACCAGTGTCAGACTTCTTACCTCTGACACTAGAGATAAGTTTATCTAACTTACCACCAGTACCATCATTGTCAGATGAAGACGACTTAGCAGGAGTTTTTTCCATCGATGCACGCTTTGCTTTGATGCGTGCTGCTTGGAATTCACCAACTGCTTTACCTGTATTCTTAGCGACAGACTTACCTGCTGCCTTAACACCTTTCTTGAGCATACCGCCTGCTTTCTTTGCAGCACTCTTTACTCGATCCATCTTGGAAGGTTTTAACTTGAGTTCAAGTTGCTTATACTTCTCTTCAGATAGAACCTCAACTTCCTCAAGTGCTTCACAGATTTCCAGAAGATCCTGATCGTCCTCTGCTAGTTCACAGATAGACTCAAGCATGAAGTCTACGAGTTCTTCATCAGTTACACTATCAAACTCTTCAAAGTTTTCATACAGATCAAATAGTTCTTCTTCAGAGAAAGCAAATGCTTCTTTCTTTAATGCTGCCTTGCGTCCCGAAGGATCCTTGATAGCAATCCTGCGTTGCATCTGCTTATTGGTTTCTTTCTCGTCACCAGCAATTGCTGCTCTTTGCTCTTTACCATATGCGTTATTGGCCTGTCGTGCCATCTTCTCTTTAGGAAGTGGTTTGTAACCTTCTTCTACTTCATTTTCTTCTTTCTTCATCTTTGCCTTAGTCTTAGCAAGAATGCGATCCTTTGCTTCGGATGCTGCCTTGTTAGGACCATCATATGCCATGGCACCTTTCTGCATTCTTGGTGCTCGGATCTTATCCTTACCGTCACCTTTGTAGATACCGTATGCACTACCTTCTTCCACTTCCTCTACTTCTTCTTTCTTGTAGAGTGCACTTGCTTCCTTATGCTTACCTGCATTGGTCAATGCCTTGATCTTATCCATCCTGGCACGTTTTTCCTTCTGCATAGCAGTAGGTTTGCCTTCTTTATAATACTTACCAGTACCAGACTCAGGAGTTGCTTTCTTAGCACCACCATAGACTGCTTCTTCTACAGAACTGGGTGTAGTTTCTTCGTGCTCAATGACGTTACCATCTTCATCTTTCTGATGATGTTCGTTCTTGAGTTTATTTGCAATAGTTTTTCTGCGGTTAGCAAGATAAGAATCTGTTTTATCTTTTTTGCCATCATTATTGATGTCACCATCCTCTTTCCCGACTGGATCGAGTTTCTTTGCTTTCTCCTGCACCTGTTGATAGGCAGCAGACATATCAGGTAGTTCTTTAAAATTCATCTTATTTGGTAACCTTATCCTTTTTATTTATCTTGTTAATAAACTCACCAGGGGTAAGTTTTCGCATATAGTTAGCGAGTTTATCAGTTCCCATCTCACCCGCAGGTTTGAAATTAAAGAACTTAATGTCATTTCGTTCCATCAGATTCATCAACCAAGTACGAAATAGATGATCATGCTCATCAATAGAGATGACGTAATTGCTACCCCTACTAACAATCTTAGAAACGATCCCTGTGTTAAGGTTTTCAACGAATGTGCCCTCTTTGAATAATTCACCTGAGAAGTATGCTTCTCTCAATCCTTGAGAGTCCATCTTAGGTGCGTACTCAAATATATTATAAGAACAATCGCCAAAATCTTGGTCTTCTTCAACCTTCATTGCAGTTCTTAACG